CCACGAAAAAATGCCATGATTCTAAGAAAAATTTACTTATAACAATATATTACCTTGAAACTGCGTTTTTCACAGTTATTTCTTCTTCTTTTTACGTCTATGTTGATAAGTTATCTTTTTACTGCTTGTTTTTTCTCTTTTAAACCTAGCTTTTTCTGCTGCGGTCATCTCTCCAACTGTCTTAGGTGTCTTACTTGAGATACGTTTACTAGGTCTACAAGCAGGGTAACCTCGTTTTTCGCCTTTTGAACGACCACAGGGCTTACCAGTTTTAACATCAACCCAATTTTCTTTAAACCAACGGGTCAAACCACCCTTTGCTCTAGGATTTGGGCTACTTTTTGCCACGTTTTTTCTCCACTCGGTAAGTACCGCCACGTTTTTTGTACTCTCGTACAAGCCACGCATTAGCATAAGCACTCGGATACACCTTGAACTTACGCTTGGCTTCGGCTTTTACTCTAGCGTAAAGAGCTTTATTTACAGGAACATTCACTACGTTTCTTACCTCCCTTCTTTTTTTTCTTCTTTTTCTTAGTCGTAGAATGGTACATAGTAAGAATTAGGTATCTTAATATATTCTAAACGCAGTTTGCCCTAATGTCTCTGGTTTTGCCAAATTAAATTGTTGCAGACAAAGATAACCAAAAGCATCAAAAGCATGGTCTACACCTAAATTTTTATTAGGAAGTCCAGTATTAGGTGCATATGTAAGAGTTCTTAGTGCTTTTATCAATTCTTTACATCTTGGATGAATAAAAGTTCTTTGATCTCCATTTGCATCAAGCAAAGCAGTATTTACAGCAGTAATTTTATCTCTAATTTTCCAAGGTGATTTAGGACTCATAACAGTAAAACCACTACGTCTAAGAATATTATGATCTGTCACTCCAACTCCACTAGTCTTTCTTGCACTACCCGTAGGGTCAGGACAAGCAATAATTCTTCTATCCACCCCGTACCTTCTTGTAACTTCTTCAGCAAAATCCCATGTGGTAGCACCTCCTGTCAGCATGATCTCATCAAAAACATATAAATTGTTGCCATGCTTATACGCACAGATCCCTGCCATAGGGTCAACGTTAAAATCTAAGCCCAACAACAAAGGAAGCATGTGTAAATCTTCAACTTCTTTATCAATATTGTCATCACTGAAGCTAACAGCAACCAAACCAGTAAGATTTTCAAAACTTGCCTCAAATTCCTGTCTAAATGTTCTCGCATCCAGTTGCGACCTAGCAGCTTCTACTTCCTCTGGTGTAACATTACCTCCTTCAATCGTAGTAAAACTCCATCTTTTCCAATCATCCCACTCCTGTTCACCACAAAAACACCACATATCATAAAACCAACTGGCAGTGCCATCAGGAGTACTAATAAACAAAGCCCACCCCTGTTTATCAGCTAGAGCAGGTCTAATTACCTCTGCCCATACATCTCGATCCATAAAGGCTGCTTCGTCTAATACAACCCCTGCTAGGCTTCTTCCCCTTAATGCCATCGCATTCTCTGTACCCTTTAACTCAATAGTTGATCCATTAATCAACTCTAACCTCAAATCTGTTTCATTTTTACTCTGAACCCATACCTTCGGCACTAATTTCTTCAACTCCTTCCACGCAATATCCTTTGCCATCCGATAAGTAGGAGCACAATAGAAATATACTTCACCAGGTCGATTGATTGCACCTCTGAGCAGTTCAATACAGGAAAGGTATGATTTACCAAACCTTCTTCCTGCAACCAACACCCGAAATCTTTTATCACAATTAAATACCTCCCCTTGTGCGTACCTTAAACTGATTTCTGGTTTGTTTTTTATCGCCATACACCAAAAAATAACATAATTTTCTACTTATACCCCCTATTTATAGCCTAAATCCGCATTTTTAGGTTATAGTTCGATTATTAACCCCTCTCAGATTAAGTCCGTGGCTTCTTCTACCTTTCCCAACGATATTACTCCTCCAATAACTCAAACTAAAAAACGTGGTAGACCTAGATTTGTAGCTCGCTCTACAGCAGAAAAGGTTCAAGAACGTGCTCAACGCTTATACTCACGACAATTAGACGGCCAAACTACTCGTCAACTAGTAATAGAACATTCAAAAATTGAAGGTATCTCAGAAACAACAGCTTGGCAAGATTGGGATAAAGTTAAACACTGGAATACTGAAGATTGGGATAAAGATAGAGAAAATATGCTTCCACGACTACAAGCAATGAGAGTACGTCTATTCAATAAAGCAGTTAAAAAAGGTCAACTTCAAACAGCAGCACAGATACTAGACTCTCTTGGCAAAGTAATAGGTGAATCCGTAGAAACTGTAAACATTCAAGCTCCAGAACTTTCAATTAAAGTTGAGTCGAAGTAACGAAGATTTCGGATATATATTTAAGTTGCTCGCCTTGCCCTACAAAAAAAATTTTTTGCAACTACACCCCCATATGCCCTAATTTTGGCCTGTATGCCTCTCTAATAGCACTCTAATAGCATTTAGGTATGATAGTACCTTCAGAATTTTGGCCTGTCTGAAGCGATCCTCAGTGGACTTTGTAATATACTTAATATATGTTGCTTTTATATCACTTAGATGCTAATGTTATATACATGGTATATTATCATAATTGGCACATCGTGTGAAAATTTATTTTCCTTATGTGCAATATATGATTTTATCTCATTTGCGTTTCCTTCTTTAACTGTATTCAGTACTATTTTATAGCTGCAATCATTTAGAGATTACAAAAGGAAATACATAAAAAGAAACTAGAAAATCTATCACCCTTCCAACTTATGGACTCAAAAGAGTTAGCAAGACGAAAGTCTTACATGAACATCGAATTGTGCAACAATTTCAAATTAGCTTTTGATATTGCACTTTCAAAAATATCAGTTGACGAAGAAGACTACTTCAAAAAGAACATGATGTTTTTGGAAGCAACAAACAATAAACATCCCAAGTGGCCTAACTGTTTATTCTTTAAGGATTATCAAACAAGAGAGACTATCAGAATTGGATATGATCTTATGGATTGTATTTAATTATGATAGGTAACACTTGCATAAGTCCAGACTATGAAAAAATTTTGATATCTAAAAAAATTAGATATGAAAAATGCTTTTCCAAGTCTGGTAGGCTTTGGCTTAAACTTAACCCTTTTGATGAAGCGGATAATTTTAATTATTTTCATTACGATGAGATAGGTAAAACAATTCCGCTTTATTGTCGTCTAGTCTTAGACGATTAAATTAGATCTGGAGCTAGATTAATTTCTAGCTCTTTTTATCCCTTCCAAATTATGAGAACTTATTTATTAATTTTTTCATTCTTAATTTTAACTTGGCAAGCTATTACAATTACTAATACGCTAGCTACAAGATTAGAAGAAAGAACCCAACAAGTACACCAATTACTTAAGGAGCTTTAATTTTGGCTTATTACAATCCTAATTATTATCTTTATCAAAAGATACAAGAGCAACAAGAGAAAATCTTGCGACTAACTGACGAATTAGCTGACGCTAATTACACCATAAAAAAACTACAACAAAAAGGAGTTTCAAAAGATGCTTAATGTTTTACTAATTGCTAACGAATGCGGCGACTATGGACATATTGCCGCAACAGTATCAAAAGAGAAATTAGTTGACTTCGTAGAAACAAAAGGATACGAAGCAATAGAATTTCAAAACGAAGATTATGATACTTCGGATACTGTCGAAGGATTAAGAAAAGAGTGTGGATACTTCACACTCTCAACACTTCCAGATTCTGAAGAGACAATCGGATACGGAAGATAAAATAAATTACCCGCTAAAAATAGCGGGTATTTTTTTAATTACCTATTCTCAATAATTTTTCTTATTGAGAATTTGTCCAGGACTAAAAAAAAATAATAAAAAAAATAAAAAAAAATTTAAAAAAAAATAGACTAAAAGCAACTAATAATATTTTGAATGCAATTTTTGAATGTAAAAATTGAATGCAAAAATTGAATGCAATTTTTGAATGTTTTTTTATTGAATGTCTTATTAAATACCTTTAAATATAAACAATAAATGATATTATATATATGTAAACATATTTATTTTTACAAATGACCACAACACCAACAAAAAAATTAAAGGAGTCAAATTTTGGCTTCATTCATTATTCAGAATCTTTAACCTATTACATGGATAAAGATTTTAATATTGCTATGGAAGTATTCGGAATACTTGAAAACAAATATTTTTGTCAAAACTGGGGAATTGTTGAGAGTGATTCAATACAATTTAATAATGAGACAGTAAAAAATGAAAGCGGCGGCGATATATTAGCCGCTTATATGTTAAGCACTGGTAAAAAGATATGGATTAAAACTGTAGGCTATGGATTAACAGAAGATAAGATGGACTTAAAAGAATATACAAAAGCTGACTATAACAATACTTGCATTATGTTCCCAGAGGATTATTAAAAATGAACTTTAACAATAATCAAATAAAAATTATAGAAAATCTTATTGATGATAGGGTTTTCTATTTGCGTGAAAATATTGGCTACTGTAGAAACTATCTACCAGATTGCCGCACTACTCACGAATTAGAGGAGAATCATAAGGCAATTGAAACTTCAACAATTGAACTTCACTCTTTAATTGAGTTAAAATCTTACATTTTATCTAATCAGGAGTTAAGCGAATGTATTTAACATTATTACCAGCATATGGAAGAGACTACAAAAGCAAAAAACTTATTATTGATGATTTAAACAATAATAAGGACTTTTTAGAATCTACCAGTTTAAGAGCTATCAATAAGCAACAATTTAAAGAGCTAAATATTAGCTCTTTTAATGTTCGATATGATCAACATAGAAAAATTACAAATATAAAAATAAAAGATTTAAAAAATTAATACTTTCATTTAGGGATGTTTTAAACATCCTTAAATAAAAGTATTTTTATAAATGCTTTTAACCTTCCAATTTTTTATTAAAGATCATGAATGAACTTTTAAAAATGTCAAAAGGTAATAAAAAATTAAAAAACACTTTAATTTTTGATTTACCTAGTGGCCACACTTGCCCGATGGCTAATGAATGCAAGTCTTATGTCGTTATGAATGCAAACGGCAAGACTAGTTTAAAAGATGGCGAAAATAATATTTTTCGGTGTTTTGCAGCAAGTCAAGAGAATCAATATCCTAACGTATATAAAGCTAGAAAATATAATTTAGATTTACTTAAAAAAACTTTGAATGATAAAAATGGATTTTATAAAACTTATGAATTAATTAATGCTTCAATTCAAAAGCATATAACTAAAAACATAGATAAGGTTAGAATTCACTCTAGTGGAGATTTTTTTAATGGGGAATATTTAAGAAGTTGGTTTGCAGTAGCTAGACTTAATCCACTAATGAAGTTTTACTGTTATACAAAGAGTTTACATTTATTTGGAACTAATATATCAATCCCCAAAAATTTTTATGTAACGGCAAGTATGGGAGGATTGAGAGACGATTTAATACATAAGGGACATTTTAAAAGATGGGCTATTGTAGTTAATAGCGAAGACGAAGCAATAAAAAAAGGTTTAGAGCATATTGGAAAGCCTTACAAAATAGATAAGGATGACTCAAGTTGTTTTAAACCTGATCCATTTGCTTTATTGATACATGGAACACAAAAAAAGGGATACTTTAAAAATTTAAAACTAGGAGTTTAAAAAATGAATAAAGAATTTAAAGACTTATTTAAAGGCCAAGTTTTTGATTATGAATTTATGTTTAATGATGTATTTATTAGAGGCATTAAAAAAAGTTCTCGAACTGCTTTAATGTTTTTAGATAAAGATGATCATTTTATTATGTATTTTTCAAAAAATACCAAAGTTAGAGAAACAAATATTTTTACTGTTATTTAATTTTTAAAAAGTAAAAAATCAAAAATTGAAATAAAAAATCAAAATTCTGGAATTTTACTTTTTTGAAATTATTTGAATGTTTTGAATGAAGTAAGTCTTGAATGTCTTGAATAGGCAAGTCTGAATGATCTTGAATAAATTGTTTAACTCTCGACATGAATGTATGTACATAAACTAATATTATGATATCATACTTATTACATTCCTATATAAAAAATTATGAATGAACACACTATAAAAATTCCTTGCAGAATTTCAGAGTTATTACCAGAGCATCAAGTAGTAATTATTAGATTAATTAATCATTTAGCAAGCTCTGGAGATTTATATAAAGATAATGTCATTAAAAGATTAGATGATATTACATTAGAAAATTGTTTAACTTTTTTTGAGGATAAAAATTAATGGATATTAAAAGCAAAGTTCAAATTTTACTTAATATTTTACAAGTATTATGTGAGTTAGCAGAAAGGGATGCTACATTTTTTTTACCTCAAAAGGGTAATGAAATAGATTATGAAGAGTCAGTTAGATATTTAGTTAGAGAGATACAAATCACTAGTAGGAGAATTGATTAATGGCAAATATTCACGAAGATAATGAATCATGTAAAGAAAGAATGAAAGAATTGATAAGAAAAGGTTTAGATAGAACTGAAGTTATAAGAGAGGTTAAAAAAGAATTTTTAAACGTTAATAATGATACTTTTTATAGATGGTATGATTCAGTAATACTTGAACAAGATATTAAAGAATGGGAAAAAGAAAATGAAAAAAAAATTAAAGATCAATTAGAAGATAGGAGAGATTTAAAACAACTAATTTATTTGAGAAATAAAAAGAAATATGTAGATAATAAAGATCCAGATGAATCAGCAAAAGCTGAGAAAATATTATTAACTCACTTCTTGGATAAGATCCAATAATTAACTGGCATTAATTAATTAAGTAAGCCCAGTACTTTCCAAATACGAAAATTCGGTAACGAAAATGAAAAAAACTAAACACAAATACTATCGAGTTACTGCTAACTCAATGACTAGTTTTGAACTTTATATGAAAGTTCCTGATTCAATTACAACTGATGATATATGGATGCAACGTGGGGATGAAATATTAGAAGGTTCTAGATTTAAAGCTATGGATAATGGATGGGGAGGTTGTGGAGATTGGGAATATGATGATATTTACGAAGTTGATGAGGATGAAGCCAAAGAAAATGGTTTTGATGAGTGGGAAGAGGAGGATTTTAAAAATGATTGATAACCCATTAGAAAATCAAATTATGCAAGAAAAAGAAACTCTTTATGTTAACGAAAAATATGAAGAGCATTGTGCAGATAGTGCTAGAAATTTAGCACAGGAACATAATCTACATCCAGATTATTATGAACCTTTTATAGAGTTTTATATTGAAGAATGTAGAGAATCAGATAGAGGTTATTTTTTCTCTGATGATAAATATATTATCGATACTTGGTGGGATCACAATAAAGATTTATATGAAACTAAAACACCTTATATAGAAGATGATGAACCTACTGATGATGAAATGATGAGTAGTTTTGGTACTAAATGGCATGATGGATTATGACTAAATACATTGTAAAAACAACTTCAGTTACATACAAATATGTTGAAGCTACATCGAGAGAGCAAGCTAAAGAGTTTGCTTTATCTGAAGATGTAAATGAACTTGAAGAATATGTAGAAGTTGAGGAAGATTATGATGACTGAATTTGTACCAGTAACACGTTACTCCAGATGTAAAAGATACTCTGGAGCTACAATTAAATGTCCTAAATGTAATG